GGAACAGTAGAAGGTGGCGCTTTGGCCGCTGTTTTCTATACGAAAGGTGCTTCTATGTTGTTGTCCGGTACAATCGCTGGTAAATCTACTACCACAGCTTCTGTGGGAACAATGATAGAATCAATTGGTGGTAGTGCTGGTTTTAAATTACAAGTTTATGATGGCTCCAATACAACGGATCTAGATTTCAATATGGCTGCTGGTGGTCAAGGTTTTATTAGAGATGTATGCAATACAGATCCGCAAAAATTAATTTCCGGGCAAAAGTCTGAAAACAAAAAATACTTCTTGGGTGAATCATATGAGACTGAAATTGCTGATATGATGAGTACCTCTACCTCTGGCTCTGCTGGTACAATATACGGTATGCTTTTACCTTTAGCTAAAGAAAATAGCAATAGTAATAGTTGGATTAATCACATTAGCAGTTTTACTGCTGCAAAAACCGGTTGGTTTATTGAGAACGATCCAAATTCACAACAAAGTACTGGTAGTTTTGATGCTAGCAATATGAAGAAGCTTTTTAGATTTCATTCTCTTATAGAGGGATCACAATTTCAGAAGCAATATTGTATGAGAATTACAATTGATGCTCTTGGAAGCAACACAGATCCGTATACTAAATTCTCTGTTGCTGTATTTGACATGTATGCTAAAAACAATGTTGATGTATATCAATGTAATCTCAACCCTAATAGTGATGACTATATTGCTAAGGTAATAGGGAACCAAGAGGTTACTTACAGCACTTCAAAGAAGAAGTACATTACTAAAGGAGAATTTCCAAACCTTTCCAGTTTCATTCGCGTAGAAATGTCTGGGGAAAGTTACTCTAAAAGAGCAATTCCATTTGGATTCTATGGACCTGCTAAGCCAAAAGACTGGGCTGTTGCCGGACATGCAACACCTGGATCTATACCTGCTGCTCTTATTGAAGGTGCTGGTGCTACTTATGTTGCTGCTGGAACTGGTTCCCTTATCTATGGTGGACATTCACAAGTTGGTTGGGCTAATTATCAAGTCACAGCGACTTCTTCATTCTCTTGGCCAAGCATAAATCTAACTGATAATAAATCAACAGCAAGTTATAAAAATCTTAACTATTTTGGATTTAGACACCAACCTGCATCCGATGGAAATCAATCAACAGCAAGACAATATTATGTTGATTCTATGGATTATATCGATATCCTGAGAGCATTGCCGGATGGCTTGGCGATTGATGGAACAGGTGATTATACAGAGACTTCCTTCATCTTCACTTTGGATGACTTGGTCACAGGCTCCGGAGGAACATACTATTATGAATCTGGTTCTCACCAAGATGGAAGTGCTTTTACATGTAATAATGATGCCTCTGTTCTTATTGAAACAAAAGGGGTTAACAAGCTTGCTGCTCCATTTATGGGTGGAACAGACGGTCTTGATATTCAATATGTAGATCCTTTCTCTTCATACCGGTATATTGGATCTGGAGACACGGTTCTTAATAACTATGCAATGGCTGCTATAGACAAAGCAATTGATGTTGCTAGCGATTCTGAATTGATTAAATATGATTTGATCGCAATGCCTGGTATACACAAAGCTTCTTTGGTAGATACTCTTTTGGGTAACACCGCAGAACGTGCAGATGCTTTGGCGATTGTTGATATTGATTCTGGCTTTGTTAGTGGTCTAGAGAAGAAAGTAGCAGATGAAGGTTCAGTTACTGATGTCGTCAATAGTATTAAAACAGAAGATTATGACACAAGTTATGGTGCTACATACTACCCAGAAGTTAAACTTAAAACTTCAGGCGGTGGCTTGATTACAGTACCTTCCTCTATTGCAGGAATCGGTGCAATTGCTTCCTCAGAGGCTGCTTCCGGTGCTCCATGGTTTGCTCCAGCTGGATTTAATCGCGGTGGAATCAGTCAATTAGGAGGTATTCAAGGGCCAAAAGTTGTTGCTGTTGCCGAGAGTTTAAACAAAGCAGACAGAGACAAGCTTTATCTTGTAAATATTAACCCTATTGCTAATTTCCCAAGTGAAGGACCGGTTGTATTCGGTCAAAAGACTCTTCAACAGACTCCTTCAGCACTTGATCGTATCAATGTTCGTCGCTTGATGATTTATCTCAAGAAAAGAATTGGCACTGTTGCTCGTACAATTTTGTTTGACAATAATGTTAACGCAACTTGGAATCGCTTTAAAGCCGGTGCGAACCCAATCCTCTCAGATGCTAAGTCAAGATTTGGTCTAGCAGATTATAAATTGGTTCTTGATGAAACCACTACAACCCCAGATTTAATTGATCGTAACATTATGTATGCTCAAGTTTATATAAAACCAGCATATGCAATAGAGTTTATTGCGATTGATTTCAACATCACACGCTCAGGAATTGAGTTTTAAACTAATTAAAGTATATTAACAGGAGAATTATACAATGGCGAATTTTTGGTCAACAAACAATGTAGAACCTAAAAGAAATTTTAGATTCCAAGTACAATTAGGAGGGACGGATGCTCCTATCTTATGGTGGGCTAAAACCGTCACCATACCAGCATATGATGTTTCGGAAGTAGAGCATAACTACTTGGATAATAAGTTTTATTTTCCCGGTCGTGTTTCTTGGAATGAAGTATCTATGACTTTGGTTGATCCAATTTCAGTTGATGCTGTTACTCAAACAAATAAAATTTTAGAAGATATGGGGTATATTGTTAAGAAAGATGAAACCAGCAAGAAAACTATGTCTAAAAAGAATGCCGCGGCAACCGATGGCCCACTTCCAGCAGTAGTTATTTCTGTATTAAATGCTGAAGGTGTTGCTATAGAAGTGTGGACTCTTAACAATGCATTTTTGAAATCAGCCAAATTTGGAGATTTAGATTATTCTTCAGATGATCTTAGAACTGTTGAAATGACCGTTCGTTATGATTGGGCACAGTGTAATACTAAAGGAAATACCGAAGCACCAAACACAAAAGATAATTTCTTTGAAAAATCATAGTAGGAGGATAAATGGCTAAAGTAAAACCTTTTTGGTCAACAAACACACTTGAGCCACTACGAAAATTTCGTTTCCAAATTCAATTCGGAGATGATGTTATGTGGTGGGCCAAGTCTGTTACACAGCCATCACTAGACGTTTCAATGTCCGAGTATCAATTGATAAACCATAAGATTAAATATCCCGGCATTGTAACTTGGAATGACATTGATATAGTCATGGTTGAGCCCGATAAAACTTCTAAGATTGGCTTTGGGTTCACTAATAAACTTAAAGGCTCCGGGTATTATACAGAACCCGATTTGGGAGCCAAGGATGGACTTGAAAAAAATGTCTTTACCGGAGAAGACATATTGATAGCAAAAATCGATGCTGATGGAGAGCCAGTCGAAACTTGGAAACTTATAAATCCATTCATCAAGTCAATAAAATACGGAGACCTTGATTATTCAAGCGATGATCTCCTTGAAATCACAATTACAGTTGCATATGACTCAGCAACACTAACTTAAGAGGTATAAATGAGCAGAAATAAAGATAGACTCGGAGGACACACTCCAGAGCCAGCAGAGGCACCACAACAACCGGTAGAAAAAGCTTTTGATCCATTAAGCTTTGTAGCACCAACAGAATTCGTTGACCTACCATCAAAGGGAAATTATCCAGAAACGCATCCACTCCATGGACAAGAGGTTATCGAGATGCGCTTTATGACAGCAAAAGAGGAAGATATTCTATCTTCACAAACCCTTCTTAAGAAAGGGCTTGCAATAGAAAGAATGCTTGATTCTCTTATTATGAACAAATCAATTAAAGCACAGGATCTTTTGATTGGAGACAGAAATGCTTTAATCATTGCAGCACGTATCTCCGGATATGGCGCAAATTATAAAACACAAGTTGCTTGCCCTTCTTGTGGTACGAGAGCACCTTTCGATTTCGATCTTACTGATCAAAAAATTCACGAATCAACCGAAAGCGAAGAGTTAGATCTAAAGAAACTTGAAAACGGAAACTTTACAACAATAATGCCATACTCTAAGTTTAATATTGAATTTAAACTTCTAGATGGTAAAGATGAGCGAATGTTAGCAAAACTTGCTACTGACAAGAAAAAAAGAAAAATGTCTGAAACAATTTTGACAGATCAATTTAAGCAAATGATTGTTTCGATTGAAGGTCATAGTGATCGTTCTATTGTAATAAAATATGTTGATAATATGCCAACTTTAGACTCTACAAAGCTTAAGTCAGCATACAAGGTAGCTTCCCCTGATATAAAAGTCAAAAATGATTTTGAGTGTAATTCATGCGGACATTCGCAAGAAATGGAGGTTCCGTTTAATACGGACTTTTTTTGGCCTAACCGATAAATATTCTGAGGCTTTATACGAACAGATTTTTATCATGAAGCATTTTGGCGGGTGGTCTTTCACAGAGATATATAATCTACCGATTGGACTTCGTAATTGGTTCTGCGAGAGAATGCGAAAACAATTTGAAGATGAAAAGAAAGAAATGGAAAAAGCCAATAAGAAAAGAAGATAATGTCCGCAAGGGCATTTTTTTATATAAACTAATTATGTTAAGGAGATCTATATATGCTTGTTATTGATTTGGAAAGGGCCAAAACAACCCTAAATGAAACTTGGAGCGAAATGCTTGGTTCTTGGACCAAGACACTTTTGAGATATATGTATGGAGATGATGTAAATATTGTTGCGAATCTTAACGAAGAAGAACAAACAACAACAAAATTTAAGATCACAGGGAAATATCAAGATGTAAAAGCATATGCTAAAGCCGTGGCAGCAGAAAAAGAGTTTTTGGATGCTTATCGCGAGTTTGGTACCAACCATCCACAAACAGCTAAGAAAAGAGCAGAACTTAGAGCAGATGTTTCAAATTTTGAATCAGTAACAACTCTCAAGTGGCCTTTCAAAGACGAGGATTAAATGAATGGCAAAGAAAACATACCAAGAAATAGAAAAAGAATTAGAGGAAATGAAAGCCAAAGAGAAAACTAAGAAAGAAGCTGAATCTAAAGAAGAAGAAAATGTAAAGCTAGAAATGCAAAGGCTTGAGATTTTAATTTCTCAAAAGAGAGCCCTAGGTGAAGTCAACAGCGCTAAACAAGAAGAACTAAAATTGATGGAGAAGATGAAAGATCTTCTTGGTGATGCTTATCAAAGCACCAAAGAACTTGATGATTTAGAAAAACAATTTGCTGTTGAGAAAGATGCTAATAGAAGAAGAGAGCTTAAAGGACAAATTGACTCTATATATCAGATAGCCATGGAAGCAGAAGGATATGGCGAACTATACAAGCAACTAGTTAAAAACACCAAAGGAACAGATAAGCTCACAAAAGCACAAGAAGAAGCTAAGGAATCTTTTGACAATACATTCGAAGGTCTTGCTGTCAAAGTTGGGCTTAACTCCAAAGCTTTTAATAGATTTTCTGATGGTATAACAAAATTCCAAGAACTCGCAAAGAAAAACCCAGAACAAATGAAGCAATCGTTTCAAGACACATTTAGTCTTCAAAAAATGGGTGGAGCAGTTCTCGCCCAGATGATAGCAGCTAGTTTGGAGCTGGCTTCTGCTACAGATAAAGCATCAGCAGCCTTTGCCGCAAACACAGGCGCTGGTCGTATAATGACAGAGCAAATCGCGGATGTTGGTGGTCAATTTCGAAACATTGGTTTGGATGCAGAGAAAGCAGGTAAAGCAGCACAGGATCTCTACAATAATTTCACTGGTTTTATGACCGTAGGTAAAGAAGCCCAGAAAGAATTAATGACCACCGTTGCTTCCCTAGGGAAACTTGGGATCGATGGAGCAACAGCCTCAAAGACACTTACATTATTCAACAAAAACATGGGAATGTCTTTAAAACAATCTCAAAAACTCACAAAGCAACTTGCTATGATGGGAACAGGAATCGGAATCTCGTCTTCTAAAATGGTTAAAGGATTCGCAGAATCAGCAAAGTCCTTGGCTGTTTACGGAAAGGACGCAGTTAAAATATTTTCCGATCTTGCTGCACAAGCAAAAGCAGCGAATGTTGAAACCTCAACTTTATTGGGTGTAGCAGAGAAATTTGATACCTTTGAAGGAGCAGCCAGTGCCGCTGGTAAGTTGAACTCCATCTTGGGCTCTCAGATGTCTGCTACGGATATGTTGACAATGAGTGAAAATGAGAGAATTGAGACTTTAATACGTTCGGTACAAGCACAAGGAGTTGCATTTAAAGATTTAGATAAATATTCTCAAAAAGCAATCGGAGCCGCAGCAGGAATAAATGATATGGCCGAGGCTCAGAGAGTTTTTGGTATGTCTGTTTCTGATTATCGTAAGGGACTAAAAGCAGACCCAAAAGAAGAAGAATTTCAGCAATCTCTCAAAGATACTATGGATATAATGGAAAAACTTAAAAGAATTGGCCAGCAGTTTGCAGTTTCTTTAGCTCCTGTTTTGGATTTCTTAGCTAGCTTTTTTCAAGGCATTTTAGACCTGAATAAAGAAATGGATGGTTACTTAATCCCTATATTGGGAACGATACTTGGTTTGGTTATAATCATTCCAAAAATCATAGGGCTATTTACACCGTTTATGGCTTTATTTTCAACAGCAGCACCTGCTGCTGCTCCAGGAGTAAGCATCTTTTCCCAAGCCCTAGGAGCTGCTGCTCCGCATCTTATGAAAGGATCAGTGGCATTATTAGCTCTTGGTGCTGCATTTATACTTCTTGGTGCTGGTTTTGTGTTGATGGGGAAAGGATTTGGCGGAGATGCTAGCAAAGTTGGTGTTGGTTTAGTTGGTTTATCTGTTGGTTTATTGGCACTGACTGGTGCATTAGCTGCAATTGGTCTAGTTGTTGGATCAGTGTTCGGTGGTGCTGCGCTAGCAATAGGACTTGCTGCTGTGGTCGGAGGGATCGTAAGTTTGGGAATTGCGATGGCGACATTGGACGGAGAAAAAATGAAAAATCTCATTACTCTTATGGAAGCATTTACAGGCGGCAAAGGAATGACTGCTGATTTTAATATAATTGCCGATGTAAGAGACTTTACAGACGATTTAATTGAGAAACAAGCAACACTTAAACCTATGCTCGGAGATCTAGCTCTTATATCAACAGGGGCAACAACACAAAGTATAACCAGAGCTACTACTTCAACCGCAATAAACCAATTTGCAGCTAATTTTCAAAATATTTTTAAACCTGAAGTCACAGTTAAAATTGGTAATGAAAAGTTTAAAGACTTTGTAATAGAATCACAAGAAGCGGAGACTAGAAAATAATGCCGACACTTAATCTATCAGATGTAACCTCAGTACAGACCTATGCCGACAACACCAATGCAATACTAAAAATAAAAAGTGTTACTGTTACTGAGTCTGAAGTGAAATTTCCCGCTTTCTTAACAGACTTTTCCCAGACATTTGATGCTACTTGGAATAGCGAAGAAGTTTTTGGAAGAATGGACCCCATAGCAACATATCAAGGGACCAAGAGAACCATGTCACTTGGATTTGATGTTCCTGCAGGAAGTCTTGAGGGAGCAAAAAATAATCTTACAAAATGTGAAAGATTAATTTCAATGGTATATCCTGTATACAAGGAAAATAATGGAAATGATATATTATCAAAGCCACCGCTAGTTAGAATTAAGTTTGCGAACCTAATTAGTGCCGGCAACACTGATGGATTATTAGGGTGGATTGGAGGGTTGTCATGGAAGCCAAATTTAGAAATGGGTATGTTTGCGAGCAACCAAGAATTCTTTCCAAAGGTTATTTCAATATCTTTCTCTTTCAACATTTTTCATGAAAAAACACTAAGCCAAGGAAGCAACCAAATGAACAAATTTCCATTCGGAGGATAACAATGTCAAGATATTTAGATAGAAAAAAAGCAACAAATAACAAAGAACAATATGATAAAATGTTTGAAAAGCGAGGAATTCGCGAGATCACTCAATATCGTTCTCCAAAAGCAACATACGTAAGTGATGAATATCTAGCTAAAATTGAATGTTATGAAGTTGTATGGATTTTTGGGCTCTCTTTTGAAAAGTTATCTTCAAAATATTACGGAGACCCCAAGCATTGGTGGGTCATTGCTGGTTTTAACAGAAAACCAACAGAAAGTCATGTTGAGATGGGAGAAACAATCAGAGTTCCAAAATCTTTGGCTGATGCTCTACAGGTGGTAAGCTAATGGCTAGTGAAATATTAGAAACCACAGG